GTATCCTGTCGGCGTCTACAAATCCTGGTGATGTCGTATTCGATCCCTTCTGCGGATGCGGAACTACTATTTACGCGGCCGAAAAGACCGGCCGCAAATGGATCGGATGTGATATTGCCATCCTCTCTATAAAGCTGGTGCGTGAGGTCCTGGCAGAGCGCTATCGACTAGTGGAAGGTCATCACTTCGAGGTGGATGGCATACCCGTTAGTGTTGAACAGGCGCATGAACTATTTAAACGCGACCCATTTCAATTCCAGCACTGGTTTGTTGAACGTGTTGGTGGCTTTCCCATGCAAAAGAAAGTGGCTGATCGCGGCATTGACGGCCGAATTTACTTTGAGATGCAGAACGGGCTTTGCGAAATGATCCTTTCAGTCAAGGGGGGCAGGTTGGGGCCGACCGACGTGCGCGACCTGCGCGGCGTTATTGAGCGCGAAGATGCTGCTATGGGGGGATTCTTGTCGCTGAACGAGCCGACCAAAGCCATGCGTGCGGAAGCGGCCGCCGCAGGTATGTATACCTGCGGGGACCTTCGGTACCCGCGCCTGCAGCTCTTGACGGCTAAGGATATTTTTGAGGGTAAGCGGGAGTTCCAAATGCCGACACGCATCAATACCAAGATCACCACGGGGCAGCAGTCATTACCACTGTGAACTTTTTAGCCCCATGTGAGATGCGACACGACGCCCGCCACGATTTCGACCTGCCCAGGGCTGGCGAGGGTGGATGCAGGCTCTTCGCCGAAATCCAACTTTCGGACGTTCTCGCGGAACGCATCACCCGCAACACTCTGTGGCGGAGCGGCGATCTGGATCGGCATCTGGTGTTCGGGTCGCGAGGATCTGGGCCATAGCCAGACCGACCCGTCCGTCTCCTGCCGGAACTCTTTGCACGTCATTTCGACGTCCCCGGCGTCATTCCAGCGGCGGATAATGACGGCATCACCCGACTGTCGGTCCGGGAGATCGTGCACCGATGCGCAGATCAATAGCGTGCCGGGCGGATAGACCAGGTTCATGCTTTCCCCGCGAACCTCCAGCGCGAATAGGTCGACGCCTGCAAATTTCGACGGGCGGGGGATTACCACCTCCTGCCATGCATCGGCTTCCCCTTCCCATTCCCAATTTGGCTGCCATAGCCCGGCCTGGACATAGCCCCGCAGATAGATCGGTTTAACAGGGCGTTTCGCGGGCTGCGGATCGCCCTTGCCATACAGTATCCATTCGGGCGGAACGCCATAGGCCCGGCCGTACTTGGCCGCCGCATCGGCCCGGATGCCCCGCGTGCCGTTCTCATGGGACAGGTAGGTGGGTTCTTTCCAGCCAAAGGCCCGCGCGGCATCGCTGCCGCTGTCATAGCCTGCAGCCTCGCGTGCGGCCTTCAGCCGGTCCCTTGGCTCATCCATCTGCATCATCCCCTATGATGGGCGACGTATCGCATAACGCGCTATGCATTTGGCATTGACAGCACGCTATGCGTTATGCATAACCTGTTGCCCATGACCGATACCGATTCTGAAATCCTGCGTATCCGCAACCGCCTTGGCTGGTCTCAGGCCGAAATGGCAGAGGCTTTGGGGCTGTCTCAAGCGACCGTCAGCCGGATGGAGCGCGGGGTTCTGCCGGAGCGGAAAGCGGTCCTGCACTTAGCCCGTAGCCTGGAAGAGGGGCGCGCGGCATGAGCCCCCCCTCAATCCGGTTTCGGCAGGGTCAGCCGCGTCTGCTGGGCTATCGCCTCGGCCGCGCGGGCGACGGTTTTCCAGAGTTCCCGTTTCGGGCCGTCTTCCCCCAGGGATCGCATACGCGCCGCGTAGGCGAGGTCCCCGGCGGCCCGGATCAGCATCAGTTTCCCGCTGATGCTGCTGATGATGCGGTGTTCCATCTGTCCCCTCCCTCGGGTCGGGGCATCGCATCGCGCCCCGGCGCCCGGTCCTATGGCCCTGCCCCTCTCGGCCATTGTGACCGGGCGCCGCTTTTTTTGCCAGCGCGCGGGGGGCGAAAGGTCCCGGGTCTCGGTTCACGGATGTTCGCCCGGGATGACGTGGAAAACATTAGCGGATCGGGGGCGGCATTATGAGGGGGGCGATTGCGCAGGGCCTGCACATCGCGCCCGACGCCATGGAGCTGGTCGGCGCGCGCATCGCGATGTGGTGCGGGCGGGAGCCCGCCAAGGTTTTGGCGCGGCGCCTGGGGGCCAATGACCGCACGGTGCAGGGCTGGCGCGACGGGCGCCCCCCTGCGCTGAAGCACTTGCACCGGATGGTGGAGTATTGGGGATCGGCCTTCATCGAGGATGTTTTCGGCGATGTGCTGCAGGCCCGGCCGGGTGATTTCGCGGCCCGGATGCGGCGCATGCGCGCTGAGCTGGATGTGATGGAGGCGGAATATGCAGGGATTACAGCGCGCATGGGCCATGGCGCGGCTGCACTGGCACCGGTGGCGCGCGCGGCATCACCTGGACAGGGTCAACGATCTGTTGGCGCGGCTGGGGCTGTAGCGACCCGTGCGGCCGCAATGCTGATGCTGGGGCTGGCCTGTTTCGGGGCGGGCGCCGCCCTGCTGGGGGATGACGATCACGGGCTGATCCGGGCACGCGCCCCGCGCCCATCGGTGGTGCGTGCCATACGGTTACCGGGGAGGGTGGATGTATGAGTGATACCGCCCCCAGCCCGTCCATTCCCCTGCGCCCCGATGCCATCATCGCCAAGCTGCCGCATTTCGCACTGACCGAGTTGGAGCGGCTGCGCCGTTACCTGCTGGATGCGATGCGCGATGCGGCTGATCTGGTCAATGCGGGCCATCACGGCGCGTTGTCGGCACAGCTGGGCTTCGGGGTGGATGATTGCCCGTTCCCGGGCGATACGCGGCCGCGCCAGCGCGCCCGCTGGGTGGAGCTGCATCGGGCGGCATTGCTGGAGGGGCAACCCAAGCCCCCGCGCGGCCCGGCCCGGCCCTGGCCCATCGATCCACAAGAGGAGGTTTGGTCATGATCCGCACGGCGCTGATCGTGGTGGTCGCGTCCTGGCTGGTATCGGCCGTGCTGCTGTATTCGGCGGCGGTCGGGCTGAGCCGTGTGGGGGTGCTGTGATGCCCGGCCAAGCAAGGCCCGAAGCGCAGCGCATGGGGCCGCCGGATTTGCCGGGCGGTGTACAGCCATGACTACCGCGCTGACATTGTCGATCTGGGCCGGGGTGCTGATCGCGCTGGCCTGTGCCTGTGCGGTCAGTGCGCGGCGGGCTTTGGCCTCGGGCCGCGAGGATGATGCCGATATCTGGATTGTCGCCGCATGGCTATGCGGTGGCATGGGCGGCCTGCTGGCCGTTCTGTTGGCCCTGTCCGTCAGGATGGGGATGTGAGCGTGTCTGTTTCCTTCCCGTTCGATGACTGCGCCGGGGCCGACCAGCCCCGGCGGCTTTTCCCCGGCGCGCATGATCGCCGCGCGATCTGGGGCGGGGTGTATGAGCCGGCACCCCAGGAATGGTATCGGGAGGAGGATTGGGCGGCCGCCGCCCTGCTGATCACGCTGCGTCGTCGCGGGCTGGTGCAGGCGGAAACGCGGTTCTGGGACCCCTGGGCCGGGTCCGGCTCCACGGTCGGGGCGGTACGCGCGGCCGGACATGTCTGCCATGCCAGCGATATCGTTGACCGGGGCTGTGCGCGGCCCTGGCACCAAGCCGATTTCCTGGGGCTGGCGGAAGGGGCGGGGGGGAGTATCATCGGTAACCCGCCCTATGCGGGTATCCGCGAGCATATCGACCAGGCGCTTGCCCTGACCGATCGGCTGGTCTGTGTGCTGGTCGCGTCCAACCTGCCCTATGGGCACCGGGAATGGTTTTCGGCCCGGCCGCTGGTGCTGGAATGCCGGACCAGCCCCCGCCTGAATTGCCCGCCGGGGCATAAGCGCCTGCCCAATAACGGCGGCGGACGCATGATGTATTCCTGGCTGGTGTTTGACCGAGCCGCCCGGCCCTGCGGCGGGGCCTGGATGCATGATTACGCCATTCGTCCCGACCTGGTGGAGGATAACCCGAAATGAGCAATGCACGCGGATTCGCGCCCGATCCGGATGGCCGCACGCGCGATGCCTATGTCGCCGTGACGCTGGTGGTGCCGCAATCGGCAACCCCGTTCGAGGTGGTGGATTACGTCAGCCGCGCCCTGGCCGATTACGCCGCGCGGATCACGGATGGCGGCACCGGGGTTATCCCCGCGCATTTCCGCACGCATAGCATTACCGCCCCGCATGGGGTGCGGGGGTGATCAGTCGTCTCAACCGGTCGGGCATGACCACGCCCGATCTGATGCGCGAAGCGGCGCGGATCGGCGCGGCGGAGGAGTTGGGGAGGATATGGGGCGATGATCTGGACGAAACCGCGATGCGGCTGCCCAGGCTGCAACCAGCCCGCGCGCTATGTGTTCAGCAGGCCAAGCCGGACCCGTCTGCGACGGGTGTTTGAGGTGGTGGCCCGCACCTGTGCCCGGCATCGCCAGCGCGGCCACGCGCTGTGTGCCGCTGTGTCCGGCCCCTGGTCGCGGGATTATGGCGATGCGGCGCGGGTGACCCTGCCGCCCCGCCGATCCCCGCCGATGCAGCCGGGGGCGTTCTGATGGGCAAAAAGCGGTTCAGCCCGGATGTGATCGACGCGGCCAATGGGGCGGTCAGCATGGCCGATCTGCTGTCGCGCGCCGGGGTGCGGTTGACCGCGCGCGGCGGGAAAATGGTCGGGCTGTGCCCCTTCCATCGGGAGAAATCCCCCAGCTTTACCGTCTATGGCGATCATGCCCAATGCTATGGCTGCAACTGGTGGGGCCGCCCGATTGGTTTCGTGATGGCGCATGACGGGGTTGGTTTCGTGGACGCCGTCAAGCGGTTGCTGGACGAAGGTGGGTTGGGCGACCTCGACCCTGCGCGCATCGCCGCACGGGCGGAAGAAACGCGCGCGGCCCAAGCGGCGGCCGAGGCGGAATATGCCCGCCTTGTGGAGCGGGACCGGCTGCGCGATCTGGACTGGTGGGCACGTGCCGCGCCCTGGCAGGGCAGCCCGGTCGAAACCTATCTGGTTGCCGCGCGCGGGCTGGATGCGGGCGCGCTACGGGCACTTGGCCTGCCCCGGCTGCGCTGTGCCAGCCTGTATTACCAGGATGGGCTGGACGGGGCACGGCTGGGGCCGTTTTCGGTGATGCTGGGGCTGATCCGCGACCGGGGGCGCATGCTGGGCGTGCATCGCACCTATCTTCGCCCCGACGGGTTAGGCAAGGCCGATGTGCCGGTGCAGAAAAAAACGCCCAAGGGGCTGAAAGGCGGGTCCATCGCCCTCTACAGCCCGCGCAACCCGCGCCGTGTGGTGATGGGGGAGGGGATAGAGACGGTGTTATCGGCGGCCTGTGCGGCCATGCTGGCGGGGCGGCTGGCGCCCGATACCGCCTATCTGTCGAGTGTCAGTTTCCCCAATTTCTATGGCGCGGCCAAGCATGGCTCGCGCGGGGTGGCGCTGCCGGGGGGCGGGTATCTGCCCAGCGATATCCCCGATGATCACCCGGGCATCTGGCTGCCCGACAGCGTGCAGGATCTGACCTGGCTGCGCGATATTCCGAAATCGGATGCGGAGGGGATGGCGCTGCTGCGCCGGGGCATGGCGCGGGCGCGTGCGCACGGCGTTCGCAGCACGCGCTATGCCGACCCGCCATCACTGTCAGTTGAGGGGGAGTGTGTTTGATGCCCCACTCAAACCAAATCATCCAGATCGACCCGCAGGGCCTGCGCCAGGCGCGCCAGAACCTTTGCGCTACCGGTCCGCTTGCCGCTTTCGATCTGGGACAGATAGGCTTGCGCGATGCCCGCAGCTTCCGCCAGGGCCTCCTGCGACATGCCCCGGTGCTCGCGGAACACGCGGACGGGGCTTTCCCCATCCAGCATGCGCTTGACCTCCTCATAGGGGATGCGGTCGCCGTCGTCGGACGCCTGTGCTTCCTGGAACAATTCCTCATCCGTCTTGTGCGCATCGCCCGTCAGGCGGTTGTACTCATCCCAGGGGATCACGGCATAGGCCGGGCGCCCATCCGGCCCGGTAATGATCTGCGGCTTGTTCATGGCCTTACCCTCCTATCTGTAGACATCGCCGCGCGGGGCGATGCGCTGAACCTCAATGATGCGGATCACATCTTCCCGGACGTAAATCACCCGCCAGTCACCGACCCGCAGGCGGAACGCCGCAACACCCTGCAACCGCTTGGCGTCGATATCCTGGCGATCCGGGTCCGCCGCCAGCTTCTGCAGGGCTGCATCGATGCGCGTCTGCATCTGCTTCGGGGCCTTGCGAAGGTCTTTGGCGGCGTTGCGGGTCAGGGTGATCTTGTACATCGGTCTTTGCTCCTTACAAAGACATTTATAGCGAATTGCTATGGACCATGCAAGCGAAATATAGCGCATTTCCAAGAAAAAATAGCAATTAGCTATGTATCAATCCAGTCCGTATATGGGGGAATTGTCCATGCCGTTTGACGCGACCCGGCCGGAATTGATCATTGACCTGTTCGCGGGTGGTGGTGGCGTATCCACGGGGTTTGAAATGGGGCTGGGGCGATCCCCCGATTATGCCGTCAACCACCGGGCCGAAGCCCTGGCGATGCATCGCGCCAACCACCCCAACACCCGGCATGTGACGGAAGATGTCTGGCATTTCGACCCGCGCGCGGTGATCGGGGATTGGCCGGTCGGTATCCTCTGGGCCAGCCCCGATTGCAAGCATTTCAGCCGGGCCAAGGGGGCGATTCCGGTCGATAAAAACATCCGGGATCTGGCCTGGGTCGTGGTCAAGCTGGCGCGGGAAATCAGCCCGCGCATCATCATGGTGGAAAATGTACCGGAATTCCTGGATTGGGGGCCGCTGATCGAAGATGACCAGGGCCGGTGCTATCCCGATCCCGCGCGCAAGGGCGATGAATTCCTGCGATGGCAATCCGCGCTCAAGGCGCTCGGCTATCGGGTGGAATGGCGCAAGTTGCGGGCCTATCAGCACGGAATACCGACCCTGCGCACCCGGCTGTTCGTGATCGCCAGGCGCGACGGTCGGCCCATCGTCTGGCCGGAAATCACGCATGACCGGCCGGGCGCCCCTGCCGTGATGGCGGGTCGCGCCAAGCCCTGGCGAACAGCGGCGGAAATCATCGACTGGAATATCCCCTGCTATTCGATTTTCGACAGCTCCGCCGAAATCTGGGATCGCTATGGCGTGCGGATCAGGCGCCCCCTGGCAGAGGCGACCATGGCGCGGATTGCCCATGGGGTCTGGCGCTGGGTGTTGACCGATCCAGACCCGTTCATCCTGACCTTGACCCATGGCGGGCGGCTGGAACCGATCCGGGAGCCCCTGCGGACCCTGACCAGCGCCCATCGGGGGGAACGGGCGCTTGTCATGCCCTCCCTCGCGGCATCCATGATCGATACCGGTAATGGTGAACGGTCGGGGCAGGGGCCGCGCGCCTATGGGGTTGATCGCCCGCTGCGCACCATCACGGCATCGGGTGCGAAATCGGCGCTGATCGCAGCCCATCTCTCCCCGCAATATGGCACCTCGCGCGGGGCATCCGCCCGCGCACCCGTCGGGGCGATAACCTCCGATGGGATGGGCAAACAGGCCGTGATTGCCGCTTTCCTGGCGCAGCACAATGCGGGGGGATATTCGGGGCCTGGACGGTCGGCCCGCGCGCCACTGTCCACCCTGACGGCGGCAGGGTCACAACAGGGCGTGGTGACCACATCGATGTCGGAAGGCAGGGCGGGGCATGCCGAACATGTTCGCGCCTTTCTGACCAAATATTACTCCGCCGGGCAGATCGCCCAATCCCTGCGCGACCCGTTGCATACGGTTACGGAAAAGGCGCGGATGGGGCTGGTTACCGTGCATGGCGTCGATCTGCAGATCACCGATATCTGCATGCGCATGCTGGTGCCGTGCGAATGCTATCGCGCCCATGCCTTCCCGGCTGATTACATCGTCGATCACGGCATTGATGAGGATGGGCGAAAAATCCCGCTTAGCAAAACGCTGCAATATGATTTTGTCGGTAACAGCGTGCCGCCCGAATTCGTGGCGCAACTCTCCCGCCTCAATGCCCCCGAACTCGCACGCGGGGGGATGGCGGCATGAGTGCAAAACGCCAGGCCAAGCCCGCCCGCCCGAATGCCGGGCGGGACATGAACGACGCGGCGCGCGACGGTGTGTCGCCCGAAGCCATTGCCGATGCGGTCGATCAGGCCCGCGAGGTGATGGGCGATGCCGCGCCCCCCGCACCCCCTGATGATGATGGGGGCTATGCGGGCCGTCCCGGCGAAATCGATATGGAGCGCTGCCCGATCCAGTTCCTGGGCAAGGATCGGCGCAATTTCTATATTGCCGATGTGGAGGGGGGATTGCAGGCTGTCTCGCGTTTCAGCCCGGTGGAGATTGAGCGGCTGTTCTATGGCGATCTGACTTGGCTGATGGACAGTTTCGGCTATTTCGACAGCCCCGCGCCCAAGGGCCGCGAACCCTATCGCGCCCCGCATTTCCGCGCCTTTGCCATGGCGCAATGCGCGCAGGCGGGCTGGTTCGATCCGGGGCAGCATATAAGGGGGCCGGGCTGTTGGCCGGATGGGGCAGAGCCCGACCTTGCCGGTAATCTGGTGCTGCATCGCGGGCGGGAGGTCTGGCACATCACCCATGCGGATGACGGGTCGGGCATGCGCTGGCAGCGCCACCGCCCCGGCGTGCGCATTGGTCAATTCGTCTATCCCCGCACCGATGGGGTAGGCGTCTCGCTGGGTGATGCGCCGCTGCGTGATGATCAGTATGAGGATCTGCTGCGCCTGATCGGCCGCATCCCCTGGGCCGATCCGAAACGCGACGGGGTGATCTATCTGGGCGGGATAGCCCTGTCGTTTCTGACCGGCGCCGTTCCGCACCGGCCGGGGTTTTTCGTCACCTCCGCATTCGGCGGGGGCAAATCCACCATCAGCCGGTTGGCGGCGGTGCTGGCCGATGGTCGATACCTGCGCAATTACAGCGAGGCTGCTATCCGCGATGATGCGGTGGAGCGGCGCGGTGCCAGCCTGATCGTGATCGATGAGGCCGAGAAAAAATCCGGCCCGGATCAACAGGAAAAAATCCTGCCCATCGTGGAAATCGCGCGGCATGCATTTGACTGGGCCGGGGGGACATTCGGCCGCGCGGGCGGGGGCAGCACAGGCATTATCCATGCCAATTTCATGTTTTTCGGCATCGATCCGCCACCGATGGGCAATCAGGATATCAGCCGATTTCCGACCCTGCGCCTGAAACCGTTGGAGGCGGGACCGGAAGAGATATTGGATTTCGAAGGGCATAAGCAGCGGGTCAGCGCCTATGGCGGGGCGATGCGACGGCGCATGCTGGATGGCTGGCACCGCATGGCTGATCTGCATGGCCGGTTCCGCCGCGCCCTGATGCTGACGGGGCATGACCCGCGCGGGGCCGATGTGTTCGCCGCTTTCCTGTCCTGTGGCGCGCTGCTGAAATTCGGGGGTGCTGCGATGCCCGACGAATTCGTGGCGCGCATGGTGGCGCGCTTCGCCCCCGACAACATGACCAATGCCCAGGAATTCCGCGACCCGGCCGAAAGCTGCCTTAACCGGTTGCTGACCAGCCATAACCCCGAATGGCATTCCGGCACGCAGGAGTTGATAGGCGAGATCGTATCGGCTGCCCTGCAGGCAAGCCACGTTCCAACCGACCCGTCCCACACCAAACTCCGCCGGTTGGGTCTTGCCTGGCGGGAGGTGGATTGTGGGGATGCGGGGCGGTTCCAACATCTGGCGGTTGCCTATGAATGGGAATCGCTGCGCAAACTGTTCCAGGGCTCAACCTGGGACCATGGCGGGTGGAAGGCCGCCCTCTTGAAACTGCCGCCGCATGTGATGCTGAGCGGCGCTGCCCTGGCCCCGCGCCGCAGTAGCGAGCCGATACGGTTCGGGCGGGGCGCATCCAGTGCCGCAACCTGCCGGGCGGTGCTGATCCCCGTGCACATCGTCAACCGGTATCTGTCGACGGAGGATATGGACGCTCCCCCCGCACCCCCCTTCCAGGGCGGGGATGGTGCCGGTTCGGGCGACCCGCTGGATGGGGATGGGGCATGATGGCGCCCTGCCTGACCCGGATTCGGGGTATCGGTCCCGGCTCTGTCCCGGTCACTGGGACAGGGCGAAAGCCAGGGATTTCCTGGGCTTGTGGCCCCCCTGTCCCGGTTGTCCCGGTTTTTCCGGATTTGCGGCATCGCATAGGCCCATGCACGCGCGCACGCGCCACGCATCTTCTTCTTATTCTTAATATCGGGACAGGATTAATATAATGGCTCAACCCCGCAGCATCGCTGGTGTCCCGGTCCTGTCCCGGTCCTGTCCCGTTTTGCCCGGCACCGGGTCGGAGATTGTCCGCGCCAAGGTGGAGGCGGAATTCATGCGTCGTGCCGATCCGGATTGCATCGCGCTGGTCTCGACCGGGGTTGCACGGGTCGAAGACGGGAAGGTGCTGCGCCTGCGCGTTGATGGCGACGGAAGGGAATACTGGATCATTGATCCCGAGCTGACGCTGGGCTGGCGCGCGGGGCAGGGGCTGGATGATGCCCCCGCCATCATCGCCGGGGTGCGCGTGTTGCTGGCCGATCATGGCCTGCGCTATCTGCGCATGCCGCGTGCCATGGTGGATCGGTTCGAAGGGCAGATGCGCAGTTGGGCCGGGGTGCGCATCCCCGATGATGACCGTGCCGACATGGCGGCGGCGCGCGAAGCGCTGGGCCTGACCGACACGGCGCGCCGCTGGTCGGATGCCGATGAACGGTCGTTCCTGCGCATGGAAGGCTGGATTGGTGCGCTCCCCGCCGATCAGCGCCGCGCCGTGCTGGCTATCGGGGTGCGCGGCATGTCGTTGCGCAAGGCCGCCGCCGCCTTCGATCTGGGTGGGAAAACCTGGGCCGCGCGCCTGTTTGATCGGGGCTGCGATGCCCTGGAACTGGCCATTCGCGACTATGCCGAAAAAAATCTGAAATAGGGGGTGGACAGTTTGGCCGGAATCGCGGCCCGAATATGGGACTGTTGGATAACTGGGCCTCGGGGGCGTCACCCCCGGGGCCTTTCGCTTTTCGGGGGGCCGTGGATGTTCGATCTGCAGATCACGCCAACCGGGGATTGGGCCAAGAAACTGGATCAGCTGGAAGACCGGTTGTTCCGTCAGGCTGTGGCGGCGGGCTTGACCAAAACCGCCAACCGGGTTCGCTGGGAACTGCGCGACCAGATGCGCGCCCGCTTTGACCGGCCCGTGCCCTTCACCCTCAACTCGGTCACGGTGCTGGATGCCAAGCCGGACAATCCGGTGGCGCGCGTCTTCTTCCGCGAATTCGCGAATAAGGGCACGCCTGCATCGAAATATCTGGCGCCGCAAATGAGGGGCGGTGCACGCCGTTTCACGAAATTTGAAGCTGCTCTCTGGCATCGCGGTATGCTGCCATCGGGGATGTACGCGATCCCGGCGAAGTACGCCAAGCTGAATGCCTATGGCAACATCAGCCCCGGCCAAGTGGTCAAAATCCTGTCGAACCTTCGGGCATTTGGCGAACAGGGCTACATGGCCAACCAGCGTAGAGACGGAAAATCTAAAGGCGTTCGTCGCCGGGATCAGTACGTTGTCGGCGGCGCTCATGCGGGACGGCCCGACCTCAAGCCCGGCATCTATGAGCGCCGGGGCGACAACCTGCTTCCCGTGATGATCTTCGTTCGGGGCGTGCATTACAAAATTCGTTTTCCTCATGTCGTCATCGCTCAAAACGTGATCAAGCACCGATTGCCACGCGATCTAGCCAGCGCAATCCGCACAGTGCAGCGTGAAGCCCGTTAATGGGTCCCTCCTGGCCCAGGGGGCCACGCCGGGAATTCAAGCGCCGACTTAGGTCGAGAGATTAATAAAAATCAACGAGTTAAGCCTATTAAGGATCGAGTTAAGGCGGGGTTAAGCCGATGCAAACCATCGTCAGCAAAGCGGATTTCGCGCGGCATCGTGGTGTGAGTGCGCCGCGCGTGTCGCAGTGGATCGGCAAAGGCCAGCTTCGCCCCCCGGCGCTTACGGCAGAGGGGCGGGTCTGGCTGGAGGAGGCGGAGCGTCAGTTGGGCGCGACGCTGGATGTCGGCGGGCAGATGGGCAAGGCCCTGCGCGAGCCTGGGGCGAACGCCGTGCGCGTGTCATCCACGCCCCGCGCGGTTGACGAAAACGACCCCGCACGTCGTCAGGCCATCGCGAAAGCGCAGATGGCGGAGATGGATGCGGAACGCGCGCTTCGCCGATCCATGGAGGAGCGTGGAACCTATGTCCTGACGGCGGGTGTGAAACCGTCCTGGGCCAAAACGCTGGGGACGGTGCTGGCGTCGATTGAAGGCGCGCTGATCGACAGGGTCACCCTGGCAATGCAGGCGGATTTCGGGGCTGACCCCCGCGCCGTCAAAGCCCGGCTGCGGGCCGTGGTTCGGGAATGGCGGGAAGATTTGGCGGAACACGCGGTGAAGGAAGTGGGCGCCGCGCCGGAATTCGTGGCGGACCCTGCGCGGGTGGATGGGGCGAATGATGGAGGCATATCTAGCCAATCCTGAGCGCATGGCATGGGAGGTGGTAGCCAGCGTCGCACCGCCCGACCCGCCGGTTGACTACATGGCCTGGGCCGGAGGAAACGTAGTCTATCCTCCCAGCAGTCCGTTTCGCGGTCCGTTCGACCCGCGCAAATGGCCGTTGTTGGGTCGGATATTTGGTGCACTGGCCCCGGACCATCCATGCAAATACGTTACCCTTCTCGGCTCCGCGCAAACCGGGAAAACCAATATCGCCTTGATATTTCTGGGCGGCACCATCGATCAGCGTCCCTGCCCCATGCTGTATGTGCAGGCGAGCGACGGCAACGCGGTAAAATTCAGCCGCACGAAGTGGGGGCCGTTTGCCCGTTCCGTTCCGTCGTTGTCCGGTGCGTTTCCGTCGGGTGGCGCGAAAGAGGGCGGCAACAGCACCCTGTACAAAGAGCGGACCGACGGGCGCGGCTGGCTGCTGATTGCCGGTGCGAATTCGGAGGTCTCGCTGTCCCAGATCAGTTGCGCCGTTGTCGTCGAGGATGATCTGTCCAAATGGACGGACAACGCTGCGGGCGATCCCGAGCCCCAAGCCGACAGTCGCGCCAAGGGCTATCTCGAGGCCAAGATACTCAAAATCGGCACGCCGCTGCTGAAAGACAATTGCCGCACCACGCGCGCCTATCAGGGCAGCACGATGGAGCGGCCCTGGACGCCATGCCCGCATTGCAACGAGCTGTTCGTGCTGGACTGGGAAAATATGCGCAGGTCCCTGGAGGGGGACGACGCGGACCCGACCCAGGTCCACGCGACCTGCCCCGCTTGTGACCGCGCGATTGAGGAGTATCACCGCGATTGGATGATGGAGCGCGCGGTCTGGCGTGCCGAGCATCCGGAGCGGGAAAGCTACAGCGTCGGGTTTTGGACCTGGACGGCGCATTGGCCGTTTACCCCCTGGGTCGATATCGCGCGGGAATGGCTTGCCGCACGCGGCAACCCCGCCCGCGAACAGGTGTTTCTGAACGATTGGGCGGGGGAGGTGTTCGACGCCCCGTCCGACGCCCCGCCTTGGGAGGAGTTGCAGAAGCGCGCGGATGCGAATGAGCGGCGTCGCGGGATTGTTCCCGTCCCGGCCCTGCGGCTGGTGTTTGGGATCGACTGTCAGGGCGACCGCGTCGAATGGGCGCTGTGGGGTTTCGGTCGCGGCCGTCATCGCTGGCTGATCGATGCGGGCGTGGTACCCGGTCACATCCGCGAGACGGAAACCCGCAAGGGGCTGAGTGAGGTCATCGCGCGGGAATGGCTGGTGGAGGGGGCTGCCGGTCGCGTCGTCGCCGATCTGGCGGTGATCGACGCGGGCTACAGCCTGCCGGATGTGCAGGGTTGGGCCAAGGTCCATCCCGGCATGCGCGGCGTGCACCCTGCCACGGGAAAGCCGCGCCCCGGTGTGATCATGATCCGTGGCGCCCCGGGCGATGCAGCCCCTGTCCTGAAACTGGTCAAACAGGTTCGCGAGGATGGCCGGCTGATCAAGACATCGCGCCGGTTTTTCAACATCGGCGCAAGCCCGCTGAAGATGGGGCTGTACTACGATTTGAAACGGCCCGACCCGTTGCAGGATGGCTATGTCGATCTGCCCTATGGGATCGAGGGGGCCGAACTGCAGCAGCTGACGGCGGAGCGCAGGCGCGAAGTCAAGCGGCGGGACGGGTCGAAAAAATACGACTGGGTCAAGCCGGAGGGCCAGGCCAACGAACAGTTGGACATGGCCGTCTATGCCGCCGGCGGCGCCTATCGTCTGCGGTGGGAGGTGATGTCCGATCAGCAATGGGCGGAACTGGAGGCGGAACGCGCGGCATTACTGGACACATCCCCCATCGTGGATCTGGAGGAGATGTTGTTGCGTGCCGCATCAAAGCCGCCACGCGGCCTGCCAACGGCGGCATCGGCCAACACGGCGGGTGAAGCGTCCGCCCCTGCGAACGGCGTGCGCACGCCGGATGCGGGCACGTTGGTGCAACCACAAAAACCGGGGAGGCGATGGTGACGACACTGACACAACGTATCGCCGATCTGAATGCCGCCCTGGATGGCCTGATCATGGGCCGAACCGAGGTGTCAGTATCGCATAACGGTAAATCGGTGTCGTTCAAACCGGGGGACGAACCGGCGATCCGCCGCCGCATTGCCGAACTGAACCGAGAGCAGGGGATACGGGTCCGCCCCCTGAAGCCATATTTCTAGGGGGCGGGTCATGACGCTGGTCAATCTGGACGGCACGCCCATGCGGGCTGCGCCGAAGGCGGAAACGCGCACCACATCCTATGTTGGGGCGGATTGGGCGCGGGCGGAAACACGGGGCTGGAATGTCCGCCTCACCTCCCCCGACCGGGAGATTTTGCCGGAGCGGGCCGATCTGGTCGCGCGGCAACGGGATCTGGCCCGCAATGACGCGTTTGTGCGCGGGGCGATCCAGACCAGTGTTGACCGCACCATCGGGGCTACCTGGTCCGTCCAGTCCATGCCGGATTATCGGGCTCTCGGACTGTCCCCCGACTGGGGTTATGAGTTCGGCCGTGCGGCGGAACGGGTATTTCGCAACTGGCACGGCGACCCGCGAAAATTTCATGACGCGGCGGAACACCAGACATGGCCGGAGATGTGCGGCATGGCCTGGTCCGGCATCATGCTGGACGGGGAAGCGGTGGCCGTTCTGAGGTCGCTGGATCGCGGCGCGCCCCTGACCACGGCGGTACAGATGGTCGATCCGGATCGGCTGGGTAATCCTGACGGACGCCCGGATGAGGATCTGTTACGCGGCGGCGTGTCCTTGAATGATGCAGGCGCGGCCATCGGCTATCATTTTCGCGATGCGCATCCGGGCGATATCGGCGCGTCCTGGCGGTCGGTCAACTATACCTATATTCCGCGCCGCACCAATTGGGGCCGGGCGATGGTAGTGCACTGGTTCCGCAAGTTGCGGCCTGACCAGCATCGCGGTGTGTCGCCAATTTCCGCCTTGGTCGAACTGGCGGCGATGACCGGCAAATACAAACGGTCAGAGGTGCAGTCGGCCGTGCTGTCCGCCAGCCTTCCGTTCTTTTTGCGCGGCGCGATGCCGGATCAGTTGGGGGAGTTGTTTGGGGACGCCAGCGACGAAGGAATCGGCGGGTTCGGAAAACTGCTGGATACGCGCGGGGAATTCTACCGCGACCATGAAATCTCCGTCGATGGCGCGTCCATCCCCCGGCTGTTTTCGGGTGACGAGGTCGTGGTGCCGGAAACGACCCGCCCGCATGCCGGGCTGTGGTCGTTCTATCAGGTTTTTTTGCGGCATCTGGCGATTGCCACGGGCGGGACCTATGAACAGATCAGCCGGGATTGGAGCCAGGTCAACTACTCCTCCGCCCGGGCTGCGTTGAACGAGGCGTTTCTGTATATCCAGAATCGACGGGCGGAGTTCGGGGCGGGTTTCTGCCGCCCGATCTATGCGGCGGTGTTGGAGGAGGCGATTGATACCGGGCTGCTGCGCCTGCCGCCCGGCGCGCCTGATTTCTGGGATGGCTTCGCGGCCTATACCCGCTGCTACTGGCTGGGGCCTGGACGGTTGTCGGTCGATGAGACCAAGGAAGCCGACGCGTCGGGCAAAAAGGTCGAACAGTTCCTGTCGTCGCCGCAGGATGAAGCGGCGGCAATGGGCCGGGATTTCGAAGAAATCCTGGATGACCACGCGCGCGCCGCCCGGATGATGCAGGAACGCGGGCTGACCCGGGTCAGCACCACGGGCTATGCCGCGCCCCAGCCGGGGAATGCGGCGGTCAGTGCCGCCTAGGGGAGATCGTGACAATGGATCTGGTATCGATCCGGGCGCGCATGACGCGCCCGCTGGTGGCCGATCTGCGCACCATCGATGCGGTGCTGTCGGCCATTGGCCCCCGCATGGGGCTGGGGCCGGCCCGGCTGGCATCCGACCCGATGCGCGTGATCGGCGGCCGCAATCTGGCGATGGAGGATGATGAGGCGGGGGAGCGTCGTCGCATCTCCGCTTTCCCGCCGCTGGATATGGAATCTCCGCGTCCGGGGGAATGGCGACCCTATGACGTGTATGGGCCGCTGGCCCTGATCTGCGTGCATGGGGTGCTGGTGTCGCGCGGGGCCTGGATCGGCGCCGATTGCGGCATGACCAGCTATGAGGGGCTGCGTATCCAGATTGATACGGCCCTGGCCGACCCCGACATTCGGGGCATCGTGTTTGATGTCAACTCGGGGGGTGGGGAGGCGGCGGGGTGTTTCGATCTGGCGGACCGGATTTATGCCGCCCGCCAGATCAAGCCCAGCCTCGCCATCGTCGGCGACTGGGCCTGTAGTGCGGCCTATGCGGTCGCCTCCTCCGCGGCAGGGATGGCTGCCCCGCGCGTCTGCGATGTGGGTTCCATCGGTGTCTGGTCGCTGCATTGGGACATGTCCAAACAGTTGGAGGCGGAGGGGCTGGCCCCGACCCTGGTTTTCGCGGGCGACCACAAAATCGACGGGCATCCCTTCGCGGCCCTGCCCGACACGGTGCGCGACCGCATGCAGCGGGATGCCGACGATATCCGCACCCTGTTTGCCGAGTGTGTTGCCCGCAATCGCGGGCTGTCCGTCGATGCCGTGTTGGCGACGGAGGCGGATGTCTATGCCGGAGCCCAGGCCCTGGAAACGGGCCTGATTGATGAGGTGGCGGACCGTCACGCGGCGGTGGCCGAATTTCTGGAGGTGATCGGATGAGTGCCAAAGCTGGTGGCGGCCTGCGCGCCGCGCTGAGTGGTGTGTTCAAACGCGGCGCGGGGCGGGTCGAAGACATGCCCCCGAAGGAGGAGGAGGAAGAAAAGGCTGCCCCCGCCACGACGGAAGGCGAGGAGGAGGAAAAGGCCGCGCAGGAGGGCGAGGAAGAAAAGGCCAATCCCGCCAAGGCGGAAGGCGACGAGAACGAGGAGGAGGACGCGCCGGTTGCCGGCGACAATGCCCAGGCCGCCCGCGACCGCGAGCGCCTGCGCACCGCGCGCGTGCTGGCCGATCCGCGCGCGGAAGGCCGCATGCGCCAGGCGGCCCGCCTGCTGGCGCAGACCGACATGTCTTCGACCGACATTCTGGGCCTGTTGGGCGATAGCCCGCGCGCCATCCGCGCGGGGGGGTATCCCGATCCGAAAATCGGTGCATCAGCCCCGCCTGCCCCGCAGGGCGGCGCGGCGCTGATCGCCGATGCTCAGCGTCGGCGCGATGCCGCAACGCAGAAGGGGAATTGACATGGGTGAACTCGCAACCTGGTCTGGCACTGCGCCGAAAGTCTTGGGCTCTCTGGTCGTCAAGGAATTGGACCCGGATTTCAGCCGGTCCAACCGCACGCTCCTGGGCGGCGCTGGTTCCTCCCGCTCCATCGTGCTGGGCACCGTGCTGGGCGCCATTCTGTTTGCGGCCCCGGTCGCCGCCGCTGCCGGTGGCAATGTGGGTAATGGCGTGATCGGGGGGGTGTCCCTTGGGCGCGATACGCAGATCGGCGTCTACCGCATCACATGCGTTGCGGAAGCGGCCAACGGCGGCACCTTCTCGGTCGTCGCGCCGAACGGCGTTCGCCTTGCCGACGCGACGGTCGGTGTCGAATATGTCGCCGCCCATCTGGAATTCGAAATCCAGGATGGCGCGACGGATTTCGTTATCGGCGATGTATTCACCATCACGGTCGCGGCGGGGTCCAGGAAGCTGGTCGCCCTTGATCCCGATGCGACGGATGGATCGCAGATCGCCTCCGATGTCGCGTTCCGGGAGACGGTCGCGCCGGATGGCGTCGATGTCGGGATCGTTACGCTCTCGGGGCATGCGATCCTGAAATCGGGCGGGCTCGTCTGGCCTGATGGCATCACCGACAACCAGCGGAACGCCGCGCTTGCCGATCTGGCGGCGCTCGGCCTGCGCGTCATTATGGAGGGCTGATCATGAATGACATCAACACCTGGCGTTGGCCCTTCACGAATGCGGAAACGACGGAAGCCGTCAACCTGCTGCCGAATGTTTATGGCAAGATCGGCGGCCTGGGTCTGTTCCCTGTCGATGCGATTTCCAGCACGGTTGCGCGGGTCGATATCAAGGACGGTACCGTTTCGGTTATGGGCGCGTCTGACCGCGGCGCTCCGCCCAACCAGACTCTCTCCCGTGATGAGGAGGGCATCAAGCTTGTCCAGGTTCCGCATTTCCCGGGCCGGGATCGCCTGACCCCGGACGATATTCAGGACAAGTTTCTGTTCGGCACCAATTCGCTGCGGACGGTCCAGTCTGCCGCGAACGACTTCCTCGCGAAGCTTCGTATGCAGCACGATATCACGCTGGAATACCTGCGCATGACTGCCTTGAAGGGGCAGCTTCGCGACGGCTTCGGCAAGCTGTTGCTTGACAGCTATTCGCTGTTCGGGGTCACCAAGAAAATCGTGTACTTCGATCTCGCCAATGATGCGGTAAATCCCCGGACAAAGACCTATGAAATCCTCCGTTACATGGAGGATAATCTCCGGGGTGAAACCATGACGGGCGCCCGTGTCGAGGTTGCGCCGGATTTCATGGATACGCTGATCGACCATCCCATGGTCCGCGAGGCGTTCTACTATGCCTCTGCGGGGCGTAACGTGGATGATGTCCGAAAAAACTTCAGCTATGGCGGCGTGACCTTCAGCGAATACAATGCGAGCGTGTCATTGCGTGATGGCACCTCTGCTCGTCTGATCGAACCGGGCTTCGGCCATGCTTTCCCCGTGGGCATGACGCAGGGTACGGACAAAACCTATGCGGCCCCAGCACATCGCATGGGCGCGGTCAATCGCCCTGGGTCGTTGATCGACGTCTCGGTACTCGATCTCGATCACGGGTCCGGGATCGAATTCGATCATCAGATGAATGGTCTGCCGATCTTCCGCCGCCCTGCTTTGTTGGTGGAATGCCGGAAGGGCGCCGATCCGGGCTGATCGAAATCCTTGCCTACCTTGTCGGAAACTGCCCCCGCGCGCGCCGTGCGCGGGGGTGTCTTTTTGCATCGGCCCGCGCCGTGTCGCGCGGCGTGGCCCCATGCAAATCGGCGAATATGGAGGGTGCATCATGTCGGAATTTCTGAAATCGGGCCGGGTCTATATGGCCGGTTTCGACCCGCTGCGGTCCGCCGCGGCGCGCCGCGCGGGCCTGCCGGATCAGTCCGCCAAGGAAGCGGAATCCAAGGCCCGCGCGGAAGCGGATGCCAAGGCCCGCGCGGAAGCGGAAGCCAAGGAGGCGGAAGCCAAGGCCCGTGCGGAAGCGGAAGCCAAGGAGGCGGAAGCCAAGGCCCGTGCGGAAGCGGAGACCAAGGAGGCGGCCGCTTCGCCTGTTTCGCCGCCCGCCGATCCCGCGCCGCAGCCCCGTTCCCGTCGCCCGCCCCGCGATAACGGCGGCTGATCCCGCTACCGTCGCCCGCCCTAGGGAGTGCCCGCCATGCCGGTGGATTTCGGCCGTACCGGTCGCGCGATCCTGCGCGCATTCGGGGAGAGTATGACCACGCCCCGCGCCGCCATCCAGGTCGATTTTCGCGACGGGATGGCGGAGGTAACGGGGCTGGAGGGGCAGCCCATTGTCGGGCGGCTGGTGCAGGGCGGCTTTATGCATGCTGATGATCCGGCCCTGGCGCGCGGCCAAACCGTGACCGTGCGCGGCACATCGTTCCGGGTTTCGCGCGTCGACCCGCCCGACGATAGCGGCTGGTCAACCATGGTGCTGGAGGTGGCGGGCCATGCCGGATAACCGCGCTTTGGACGATCTGGCGGGCGATATCCTGGCCGCATTGACCCGCGCCAAAACGGCGGGCTGGTCGATCACGGTGCTGGATACGCCATCCGACGACATCCCCGCCGATGAGATGCCGGTGGTGGAGGTTTTTCCGGATAGCGAGGATGAGAGTTTTGCATCCTCCGCCATCTCCCCCCAGACCACGGGGGCGGTGATGATCGTGGTCAAAACCACGGCATCCAATGGCTGGCGCGCGCGGGTCAAACCTCATGCCGATGCCGCGCGCGCCGTGTTGTTGCAGGATGCGGCGCTGTGCGATGCCTGGGGTCTGCCCGAACAGTTAAGCCGCAGCTGGCGCGCGGGGGGCGATGGGCATGCCTTCGCCGGCTGTCTGATCCGCGCCACCTATCGCTACACCACGCTGATTGAGGCCCCGGCCCGCCCCGATATCAACCGGGTGGATGGGCTGGGCGAATTCGCCGGGCATCAGCTCGGCTTTACCATCATCCGTGAGGAGGGCTGACCGCCATGCGTATCAATCCCAGTTCGGGGGCGCGGCTGCGTCACCCGCTGTCGCAATCCGTGCTGGTGCCGGCCCCTGAGGGCCATGAGGTGCCGTCCGACTGGGGTCGCCGCCGCATCGCGGACGGGTCGGCCCTGGAGGTCAAACCCGTCAACGTCAAGGCGCAGAAAAAGGATTCCGGGAAATGAATTTCGCCCGCATCCCGACCGATATCCGCGTCCCCGGCTTCTATGCCGAGATCGACGGCAGCCGCGCCGGCACCTTTTCCTGGACGACGCGGCGCCTGCTGATCGGCATTGCCCTGACCGAGGCGGTGACATTCAATCAGCCGATGCGCGTATCAACGGTGGAGGAGGCGCGGGCTCTGTTCGGCCCCGGCTCCCCGCTTGCCCATATGGTCGATATCTATCGCAGGAATGACACCTTCGGCGAAATCTGGTGTCTGCCGATTGCCGATGACGGCACCAAACCGGCATGGACCGTCACCTATACCGGTACGGCGACGGAGGCGGGGACCCTGCCGCTGTATATCGCCGGGGTGCGCGTGCGGGTTACCGTGCCGTCCGGCATGACGGCGGCGCAGCTGGCAACCGCCGTTGCCGCCGCGATCACGGCCGATACCTCGCTCTATGTCACGGCCACGGCCGATGCCGGGGTGGTCACCCTGACGGCGCGGTTCGGCGGGGCATTCGGCGATCAGATCGATATCGGCCATGCCTATCGCGGCCGCGCGGGTGGCGACATCATCCCCGCCGGCATCGCGGCGGCCGTCGCCAATACGGTCGCGGGGTCGGGTGATGCGGAAATCGCGGATGCCCTGGCATCCCTGGGGGAGGAGAGCTACGACCACGTCGCCAGCATGTTTACCGACGCAACCAATCTGGATGCGGCCGATGAGAGTTGGGATGACGTGACCGGGCGCTGGTCCTGGGACCGGCAGGTCTACGGCCATGTCTATTCCGCGCGGCATGACAGCCTGTCCGACCTGGGCACGTTCGGCAATTCCCGCAACGGCCCGCATCAGTCCACCTACGGCGTGCAGCCGCGCATCAAATCGGCGCCCTGGGAAATCGCGGCGGGGGCAATCGCGCAGCTTGGCCGGTCCATCGACAACGACCCGGCCGTGCCCGCCCGCGATCTGCGGATCACGGGGATTTTCGCGGCGGCGGAAGGCATGACGTGGACGCGCGGCGAGGCAAATTCCCTGCTGTTCGATGGGGTTTCCACCCTGCGGGTCGCCGATGACGGCTCCGTCTGGATCGAACAGACTATCACGCATTACCAGCAAAACCCGCAGGGGCAGCCGGATAATGCGTTCCTGAAGGTCAACACCCTGGCAACGCTGGCCTATGTGCTGCGCCGGCTGCGTTTCGTGGTCGATCAGGCGACGTTCCGCAAGAAACTGGTTTCGGATGGCAGCCCCAACTATCTGGGGTCGAACGCCGTGCGGCCCCGTGATCTGACGGACGTCATCCTGGCGGAGGTGCGGGTCCTGGTTGACCGGCACATCCTGGAAAATTACGAGGCGATGGCCGCCAACACCTATGCGGAGCGGGACCCGGATAACCCTGATCGCGTCAACGTGCTGTTCTCGCCGGACCTGGTCAACCAGCTCGACATCATCGCGGTGCTGGCCCAGTTCCGCCTGCAATACTGATAGGGGGTGGTCATGAGCAACAAGATCGGCGGGCCGCTGCATTTCAACATCGGCGGGTCCGCGTTTTCCTGCAACGGCGAAGGCGAGATCACCTTCGCGCGACTGAAGCGGGAAGCCCTGGTGGATGATCAGGGCCGCACCTTTTACACCGAAATGCCGCAGGCGGGCTCCATCACGGCCACCCTGCTGGTGGTGCCGGGGCTGGATGTGCATGCGGTGACCGATGGGGTTGACGGCACCGCCGTCATCTCCGGCTATACCGGTGACGGTCGGCGCTATGTGCTGCGCAATGCGGTGCATACCGGCGACGGCAAGGTGACGCCCAATACCGGGCAACTGCCCGTCATCTATCATGGGGATATGGAGGTATCGGCATGACCGGCCCATCCGTCGCGGGCACCGCACCCGGCATGGTGCGCGCCCCCGCCCCCCAGGGCGATGGTGCGCGCCAGCGCAAACGCGAAACCGTCACCATCACTCTGCGCCAGCCGATCAGCATGGATGGCGCCCCCGTTACCTCCGTCCGCATCCCGCCGATCAAGCCCAGCCTCTATGCCCGGCTGGGCGGGGTTTTCATCATGTCCGTGCCGTCCGACCCTGGGGTCGGGCTGTCATCGGACACTATGCGGGTGGAGCCCAACAATCAGGCCATCCATCGCTATATCAAGACCCTGACCGGCTTGACCGATGCGGCGCTGGATGAGTTGGACCCCGCCGATTACGGCGCGATGCAGCAGGTGATCCAGGATTTTTTGTCGGCATACAGCCCGGCCTGATCGACCATCTGTTCGAGGCGGCCCGGCTGCTGCATTGCGATGCCTGGGGGGTGCTGGATCGGGACTGGGACGCGGTCGAACTGACCATTGCCCAGGCCCGGCGCATCGCGGCGGCGGAACAGGCTGAAATCGACCGGGCGAATAGGGGGCGGGGATGACGGAATTCGGCATTTCCATCCGCGCGGTCGATGCATTCCGCCGCACCTTCGCCTCCCTGCGCGGGCGGTTCCAGGCCCTGCGCACGGAATTCGCCGGGGTTGGGGCTGCATGGCAGCGCACCATGCGTGGCCTGGCCCCCATCGGGCGGTTGCTGGCCCCGATCACCGGGCTGCTGGGGGCAGTGTCGGCCGGTGGGCTGTGGAAACTATCCACAGATTTTGCCAATACCGCCGATGCCGCGATCAAATTCGGGCGCTCGGTCGGCCTGTCGGTGGAGAGTTACCGCGAGCTGCAATTCGCGGCGGATCGCAGCGGTGTGGGCCAGGAAAAACTGAATGTCGGGCTGCGCACCTTCGCGAAAACCCTGGGGGAGGCGAAAAACGGCCAAGGCGCGCTCTATGCCCTGCTGGAAAAAGCCAGCCCCGCGCTGCTGCGCCAGCTTCGCGCCACCAGTTCGGTGGATGAGGCGATGGATCTGATGGCCGATGCGATGCAGCGGATCGAAGACCCGACCCGCCGGGCGATGCTGGCCCAGATCGCCTTTGGCGAAAGCGGTGTCGCCCTGACCGGTATGCTGGCGGATGGACGCGCGGGGCTGAAGGCCCTGCGGGAGGAGGCGCGCCGCTTCGGTTTCGTGATTTCGGAGGATGCGGCGCGGGCGGCGGAGGCATTCAACGACCGTCTGACCAATATGCGGGCCGCGTTTTCGGGCCTGCAAACCGTGATCGGCGGCCAATTGCTGCCGGTGCTGTCACCGCTGATTGATAAAATCACGGAATCGGTTGTCGCCTTCGTGCAGTCCGGCCGCGCGGTGGAGGTGTTGCAGCCGTTGCTGCAGCGTTTTTCGGCCTGGGTTGATGGCTTCGACCCGGGCGCGGTGGCGGAGGGGATGATCGGCTTTATCGACCGGGTGTTGGGGCTGGTGGAGGCGCTGGGCGGTTTTGGCAATGTGATGATCGGCATAGGCGCCATCATGGCCGGGCCGTACCTGCTGTCGTTGTTGCAGGCTGGTTGGGGTGTTGGGCTGCTGGTCAAATCGCTCGCCGGTCCGGCGATTGCCGCGATCAAGAATTTCAGCATCGCCATTCGCGCCGGCTATGGCGTGATGGCTGCGTTCAATTTGGTGATGGCGGCCAATCCGCTGGGGCTGGTCATCATCGCGATTGCGGCGGTCGCCGCTGCCGCATGGCTGATCTACGACAATTGGGATTGGATTGTCGGTTGGTTCCAGGGGATCTGGGACGGTATCGCGGCCATTTTCAGCGGCATCGGTGATCTGCTCAACGCCATCATCGTTGGCGATATGACCGCGACCGTTGATGCGCTCAAGGCCATCTGGGACGGGTATTATCAAGCCTGGTCGGCCCTGTGGGGCGGCATTGGCGATATCATCGCCGGGGCCTGGGGCATAATTTCGGACCTGCTGGGCATGATTGGGGTTGATGTGTCGGGGGTAACTAGGATGTTCACAGCCATCCCCGATGCGGTGCGCACGGCGTTCGCGGGGATGGGCGACTATATCCGGTCCCAGGTTGCGGGACTGACATCCTGGTTGCCGGACGGTATCCGCTCCAGCCTCGGCCTCGACATCAATGCCGCCGCCCCCGCCGCTTCCGGGGGGGATGGCGGCATGATCCGCGACCCGGCCCAAGCGGCGCGGGTGGAAGGCGCGGTCGGCGTCGATATCCGCCTGACCCAGGACGGGCGGGTTGCCAGCATCGGCACGCGCGACAGCGGGGCTGCCACGGCCCATCTCGACCCCGGCGCGGGAATGGCCTACGCGATGCCGTAAACGATCAACCTGTTGGGGGCTGCTATGCCATTGGCCGATGCATTGCAGCCGGGCTCGTTCCGGGGCGTGCCGTTTAACGTGCCGGATGACACGTTGGATGGCGGGCGGCGCGGGCCGGATTGGGAATTTCCGCTGCGTGAGGGGAGCTATGCGGAGGATCTGGGGGCGTCGCAGCGCCGCTGGCGTCTGTCGGTCTATGTCGTGGGGTCCGATTGGCTGGATCAGGCGGCGGAACTGCAGCGGGAGTTGGAAAAGCCGGGTCCTGGCGAACTGATCCACCCGGTGGACGGTGCGGTGATTGTGCAGGTCCGGACCTGGCAGCGTAGGCGCGCCCTCTCCACCTCCGGCCGGGTGGATTTTGATATCAGTTTTGTGGAGACGGATCGGGGCGTGGCCCCCCGCCCGATCCCCGACAGCCGGGCTACGGTGGTCGCATCGGGGGACGCGGCGATAGCCGCCATCATCGCCGATGGGGCGGGTACGCTGCGCAGCGATGTTCCGGATTTTGCCCTGGCTGATCTGGATGGGCTGGCCGCCCTGTCGCAGGGGGATTGGGCCGGGGTGGCGGGCCGTGCGGCGGGTGCCGTGATCGCAACCGCGCCCGTATCCTGGGCTGCCCCCGTGGCAGCCCTGACCACGGTGGCAGGGGTGACGCTGGCTGCCTGGGCCGTGTTGCAGTCTGGGGCATCCGGCATCGCCGCTGCGCAGGCAGCCCTTGCCCGCTTCCTGGGCTACCCGACCCTGGGCGCGCTTGGCATCGGTGGTTATGCGCCGGGGCTGGGGGCGGCGGTGCCCGCCTTTCGGATCACGACCCCGGATCGGCTGGTGCAGGCGCGCAATCGCAGCGTGTTTGCAGCCAGCATGTCCGGCATCAATGCCGTTGCCGCCGCGACCTGGGCGGCCCGGGCCGATTACGCCTATCGCGACGATGCGGTTGCCGTGCAATCGCTGGTCACCGCCGCATTGCGCGGGGCAACGCGGGCGATGGCGGATGTGGAGATGGACGGGGCCTATCAATCCCTGCGCCCGCTGACCGCCGCCGTCGTGTCCGATCTGACACAGCGCGCGGCGGGGCTGGCGACGATTGAGCGGGTCGATCTGGGCACGTCGCGCCCGTCGCTGGTGGTGGCCCATGCCCTATGGGCCGATGCAACCCGCGCGGGCGAGTTGGAGGGGCGCAACCCAGATGCGCTGCACCCGGGCATATTGCCTTGGGCTTTGGAGGCACCATCGCGATGAGGATCGATTTGGAGGTTGGCGGTAGCCGGTATGAGGGCTGGGTGTCGTTTTCCGTTTCCTCCTCCCTGACCGGGGTCGCTCGGACCTGTGACATGGCGGGGTCAATGCGCTGGTCATCCTTGGATGTGCCGCCGCCGATCCTGCCGCCCGCTTCGGCCCGCATCCTGGTTGATGATGCGCCGATCCTGAACGGCATGATCGAACGGGTGCGTCCGGGCCTGGGGCCGGATCGCCATCCGCTGTCCCTCTCTGGCCGGTCCCGTACCGGGCTGCTGGTCAAATGTTCGGCCATTGTGCCCGGTGGGCAGTTCGTGGGTGTGACGCTGGATCAGATCGCACGGCGGTTCGGGGCGGAACACAACATTCCCGTGATCGTGGATTGCGATTGCGGCGCGCCGTTTCCGGAGGTTGTGGTCAATGGCGGCGACAGTAAATTTGCGGTGCTGGATCGGATGGCCGCCGCGCGGCGCGTGCTGCTGACCGATACGCCCGATGGGGCATTGCGCCTGACCCGCGCCATCGGCACGGGAGAGGTGGAGGTATTGCGGGAGGGGGACGGCCGCTTGGTGGAGGCGGACCCCGAATATACCAGCGATGCACGCTATGGCCTGTATCAGGTGCGCTCGCAGCAGCCCGCCGCCCTGGATGGCGACGTGGCTGCGGAAACCATGGTGCAGGGCACGGCAACCGATCCCGCCATGCCCGCATCCCATGTGCTGCTGCATCAATCGGCCGATCCGCTGACCCCGTCGGGCGCGCGGGAACTGGCCTCCTGGCTGGCCCGCAGACGCGCGGGGGAATCCTTGTCGGTGCCCGTCACGCTGCGCGGGTTTTACGCCCCATCGGGCCGGATCTGGCAGCCGGGAATGCTGGTGCATCTCTATGCCCCGTCGATCTGGGTTGATGCCCGGCTGGTGGTATCGGATGTGACGCTGTCGCTGGGCAATGACGGCGCGCGCGCATCGCTGACCCTGGTTCCTGCTGCTGCCCTGACCCCGGAACCCGCCGCCCCGCAGGATCGCGGGCAACGCGGCGTGCATGCCTGGTCTGAGTTGCGGGATGGTGTGTGATGACGCTCTCCGATCTTTATCGCCGCATCGCCGGGCTGATCGTCAAGGGGCGGGGGCTCGCCAGCCGTCAGTCCGCGCATCTGCTGATGGATGCGACATTGCGGGAGGGGGAGGTGCGATCCGATATCCCGGTGATTGAAGGGTATGGGCTGACATCTCGCCCCCGCCCCGGCGGGCGCATCCTGGCTGCCTGCATGGGCGGCGCGCGCGAAATGCTGGAAATCTGGTGTGCCCAGGACCCCTACCGCCCCCAGGATGGGGAGGAGGGGGCGGTCATCCTGTACGGTTACGAGGATGGGGCTGCCCCGCATCGCATCCATCTGCGCCCCGGTGCGCGGATCGAAATCATCGGCCAAACGGTCGCGGTCACTGCGCGCGGGGACGCCACGGTAACGGCGGCAGGCAATGCCACGATTACGGCGGGCGAGGTCGCGCGGTTGGGCGGCAAACATATCGAAATCCATGCCGCCGAAACCCTGCGCATGGACGTCAACGGCTACGGCGAAACCTGGGAATGGGATGCGGATGCGGAGGTTTACCGCGTCCATACCCGCATGATCGGCCCGGTGGAAGCCGGCACAACCGGCCCGGTCGAACCGCCGGAGCATGAGGCCCCCTAACACCATGAGGTAGCATCATGATTTTCCGGCATCGCTGGGACGGCACGGCGTTTCGGGCCGATTGGGGCGATGCCGATGTGCCGCGCCTGGCGTCGCTGGTCATCCGTCGCCTGTTTACCGATGCCCGCGCCGATGCGGGCGAGGTTCCGGCGGGGGAAGATCGGCGCGGGGCCTGGGCCGATGCGCTGCGTCCTGATCGCGACCCGATGGGCTCCAAACTCTGGCTCTTGCCGCGCCGAAAAGCGACGGAGGAGACCAGGGTTTGGGCGGAGCGGGAAACCCGCCGCGCCCTGGCCCAACTGATCAGCGACGGCGTCGCCTCCGCGGTTGAGGTTACCGCCTCCTGGATCGCCCCGGAACAGCTGGGGCTGCAAATCCTGCTGACCGGGCCGGATGGCCCCGCCCGCTACGCGTTTGATCTGGCCTGGAGTGACGCATATGCCGTTGGATAGGCCCAATCTGACGACGCTACAGCAGGATATCGAGGCCGATCTTCTGTTGTCCCTGGGGGAGGCGGGGTTGTCCCTGCCCGATGGGGATACCCAGGCCCTGGCCGATGTGCTGGCAGGCGCGATGCATGCCCAATATGGCTATGTTGCGAACGCCGTGCGTGAGATTTTCCCGCAGTCGTCGCGCCTGTTCCTGGGGCGATGGGCCGATCTGCGCAGCGTGTTGCGCAAACCTGCGACCGCTGCTGCCGGCACGGCAACCGCGACCGGCACGCCGGGCGTGGTTATCCCGTCCGGCACGTTGCTGCGCCATGGCGATCTGATTTTGACCACCACGGGCGGCACGGTGGGGGAG